ATCAAGATCGCCTTGGCCTGCCATGCGGACCTGCTCCGGCGACAGGACGTATTCGCCGCCCGCCGCGACAATCGGCACGCCTTCAACGTCACCGCCTGCGGCCCGCGTTACGGGTTCGCCGTAGGGGCCTGCGCCTTGTCCGTAGGGGGAACCGCTCTGGCCGTAGGGTTCGCCGCCAAACACGCGCCTCATGTGCTTGAACCCGGCCATCGTGTTGCCTTCGCCCATCGCGCTGATGATGTCAGCCGGGATGACGTAGGCCCCGCTTGGAACGTGCATCGGCAGGTGGTCGGTGCGGCCCGCCACGCTGCTGTGGATCGGCCCGACATGGAGTTTGCCGTGGGCCGGGGCGTGCATGTGCGGGGTATGGGGCGCATGGGGCGGGTGCGGCAAGTGCGGATTGTGCATTTTGTGCATCAGCCCGCCGCCGGTTGCGTAGGCCATCCGGCCTGCCTGCTGGTCCGCGTTGAACGTCGCAGCCGGGTTGGCGAGCGACAGGTCTTCTCTCGGTCCGCCGAATCCAAAGCCGGGAGAGGACATGCCCGGCATTGATGAAGGACCCTTGCCAGTGGCCGTAGGAACCGACGAGGACAGTTTCTCGGTCGCAGGGCGGGTTGGCGCTTGGGATGATGTTGCAAGCCCGCCAGCAGGCTTCCCAGCGACTCCCATGAAAGGATTTGGCGTCCCGGTCATGGCGGTAGAGTTCATCTGAATCGGTGTTGAAGTGCTGCCGCCCATTTTTGCCTCACGAGAAACTGACTGTGACGACCTGACTGGTGCCTGTCGCTACCACGATGCCGAAGTTGCACGGCAGGTTCACAGGATAAACCCCAACCGCCTGCGGGATGACGAAAATCGGTTTGGACAACGTGGTCAGGGTATTGCAGTCGTACACAAGCCCGGTCGTCGATCCGGCGGTCGTCACGCTGATCACCGCAACCCGACCGGCGCTGTTCTTAACCAACTGAGTGCCGGTGAAGGCAGCAAGGTTCTGAGCGCCTGCGACGTTCAGGTACGTCTGCGCCTCGTTGTTCAGCGCCGTGACGATGTTCTTGAGAGCGGTCAGTATGTCGCCGGGTGAGACGTTCATCAGAACTTACCGTCCTGCTGGAAGCGATAGCGGTTGTTTCCAATTCGCCAGAACGAGTCCAGATCGTTGCTGTAAAAGTACAGCGAGATCAAACGGCCTCGAACACGCGGAGAGAAGAACGTGGTGCTGGAGGTTAGCAGGTAAGGGCCATACGCAGTCTGCGGGCCGGTCGGATAGTCTGCTGCGTAGATAATGAGGTTCACAGCAGCATTCTGATTGCCGCCGTACAACCCAAACTTCATGTCGGGCCACCACTGGTCAACGAAGGTCTTCACATCGCCTTCGGACAGCGCAAACCAGCCGGTGCGGAAACTTGACGACATCGCCTGAGTGTCGGCGTTGAACAGGTAGTTTCCCTTGCTCTCTTCATGCTGGTAAACGTACTTTGAGTTCGGGTCAAACCCAATCGGCGCACCAAGGATTGACTGGTCAATCCACGCCGACCGGCCGAGCGTGCCGTAGTCCCACTGCATCAGGACCGTGTTCAATTTGGCGTAAGCGTTGATCTCGCCGCTGTTGCCGGTCGTCGGGTAGTACCAAGTGATTTCGCCAAAACGCGAGTTGACCGCGACTCGGATCTTGTCAAGGTTGGTCTGGTCAAGGTCTTGGAAGATAACGTCCCAGATCGGGCAGAACACCGGCTGCACGCCAGCCCCGGTCAGGCTGAAGAACTGAGACGGACCCATCCAATAGACGACGCCGCCAATCGACGCAATCGCTTTCTTGGCAATCAGACCGCATCCGGTGCCCAGTTCGTTGAACGAATAGACGTAGGGCGGGCCGATGTACTGCATCGACCAGCAGCCGATGTCGGTCAGGATGATCGCCTGCTGCGGACCCTGAATCGCGCCGACAATCCGCGATCCCTTGGTGACCCGGTACGATCCGGCCTGATTGGTAACCGTCGCGGACCACACGTTGAAGTTGCCAACGTCAGACCAGCGCACCAGCAGGGGGTCCAGAATGCCGGTCTCGGTTGATCCGTAAGCGATCAACTGCCGCTGAGGCATCGCGACAAACACGCCGGTATTGACCGGAGGCGCATTCGGTATGACCGTAGCGGTCGGCGCAAAGGTCTGCGGGTTCCACTGATAGATCGGCTGGTACGACGTATTGTTGACGGTGATCGTCCCAAGCGTCGTCAGCGGCGTCGCGATGTTGGACGCCAACTGGATGCCAATCGCGTTCTGCAAGACGCTGTTGATCGTCGTCGAGGTGACCGACTGCGAAATGCTGACAACCCACGACGTACCGCTGCCGCCAATGATGATCGTGTTCGGGTAAACCCCGGTTCCGATCAGGATCTGGCCGACAGCAATCGTGCCGCTTGATACGGAAGCAACCGTCAGCGTCGTGCCGCTGATGGACCCGGTGAAGGTCGCTACGCTCGGCTGCTGGACCGTCACATAGGTGCCGTTGATGTCCGGCGGGTTGAAGCCCGCGACGGTGACCGAAGTTCCGACATCAATGAAGATTGACTGTGCAAATTTCAGAACCACCGTAGCGCCGGTCACTACCGGGCTTGGCAGGACGTATCCCGTGACCGGCAGGACGACCGGCGGCGTCGAGGGGCACGCAATCAGAATCTCGCCCCAGTTGTCGAGCGTCCAGTCGCGTGCAGAAATCGGGAAACCGGGGAACACCGAGGTGTAGGACGGCCCCACGCCGTAGGGTCCGTCGCCGTAGGCTCCAACACCATAGCCGGAACTCGCAGGCTGAACGCCGGTTCCGAAGTTGAAGATGATGCGAGCCTGATTGTTGTTGAGGTTGCCGGTCGCGGTGCTCGTCGCGATGGTGTTTGCCGTGATGACAAAACTGTTTGCGTTGTTGACCGTCTGAACGATGTAGTTGCCAACGAAGGTTATACCGCCGACGACCGTCTCGGTCAGCACCGGGAAGGTGCTGCCGACCACAAAGCCGTGATTATTCAGGGTCACGTTGACGGTCGAAGATCCGCTGACGACAGAGAACAGCGGCAGCGTAGCGGTGGTGGAGGTTGACGTTGCTGGCAGAAGGTTGCCGAGGATGTCGGTCGAGACAATCTCGAATGCACCGCCGCCGCCGTATCCAGCAGGGACGCACTGGTACATCCCAAAAAGCACGACTCCGCCGATGCTGATCTGGGTCTGGATATTGACCGACCCGAAAACCGATGCGTCTGGAATGTTGGAGTCAACGACGTTGATGATCGCGCTGCCTGACGTTGAAGAGAAGTTCGGCGTGACGTTGTCAATGAACTGGTACGGCGTGATGTCCTGAAGCGCAGAGCCGTCACCGCTAATCAGCCCCAACTGCGTGACAAAGTTGGAGTCGTTTTCGGTCCCGAATGCCAGCCGTGCGTTGCTGTCAATGTCTTCCCAAGCCCACAGAGAGCGCACGATGCGGCTGATCTGGTACGGGAAGAACTTGATCCAGCCGCCCAATTTCTGAATCAGGCCGATGCCATTGCGGTCCGGGATGAAGCGGATCAACTGAGACGACGAGATTGCAGCCTCGTTGAGTGCTGGCGTCTCGTTGACATCAATTCCGGGCTTCAGGTTGACCGATGCGTGCGGCATGGCTTACCTCGTCGGCGTCGCCACGACGGAAGGCGAGCGCGAAGACCATGCCGACGCCTCGAACTTCTTCCGGTACTCCTCGACGACAGCGCCCTTGAGGAGCGCCTGATACTGGCTTTCGTAACTGACCGCCATAGCCGGATCGTCGCTCTGGCGTCCGAAGTTGCGCTGGTATGCGCTGATGTAAATCATGGACGCCATGATCAGCAGGTCAGGAAGGTAGGTGCTGATGAAGGTCGTGCTGGTCGCAGCCTGACCCGCACTCGCGTACTGGTAAAGCGTCGGCAGGCGGATCGTGCCGGTAACGCTCAACGTGTAAGCGTTGTTCGGGAACGGCCCGACGATGATGTTGTTATAGGTGTCGCCGCCGGTCGCGAGGTCGCCGCCGTACATCGCAAAGAACGTCGGGACGCCGATCACGGCCGAATTCCCGTACACGTTCATCAGGAATTCTTTTGTGACCGGGGTGAGCGGGTAGGTCAGGCCGTTCTGCACGATGCCGACCGTCTGAATGGTCACAAAGTCGTTGACCGAGATCTGAAGCAGGTTGCTTCCGTAGGTCAGCGTGTAGGTGTTGCTGGTCTGAGACGGCAGCAGGTCGAGATCCCGCTGAATACGCAGTTCTGCGTAGTTGAGCATCTGCGGGATGATCTGGTTGAACGCATCGTCCACGCCAACCACGACACCGCCGACCGTCGTTGTGTTGACGACAGCCATCGTCCCGATCTGCGAGACGTAGCCGTTATAGGTCAGCGGTGTGGTGTTTGGGGTGGACATCGTCACTCCTTCGAGAACAAGGCCGCTTCTGCGGCCCTGCGCCGAGTCAATCCCGGCAACTCTTTGCCGCCCGCCTTGTTCCAGCGCGCAAACTCCATCGAGGCGCCTTCAAAATCGCCTTCGTTGACTTTCTTGAGAAGCGTCGAGTTCATCAGGTTCCCGCCGCCCGCGTTGTAGGCAAAGTCGGTCAAGGCGTCGAACTGGTTCTGGTTGACCTGCCGGGTGACGTAGGCGTTCACCGCCTTGCAGGCCACATGAAGGTCGATCATCAAGAGTTCTTCGGCGCGCTCCTGCGTGATCTCAAGGCCGTCGTGAACGTCCGGGCCGGTGTGACCATAGCCAATCGTCCACTTGTCAGCGGGGCACTTGTAAGCCTTGAGTTTGCAGCCCTCAAACTCTTTGGTGATCGCGGCGCAATTGGGACTCGGAGTCATGTGCGGGTTCATTCTTTCTCAGACCTCGCGGAAGCCATCAATGAAACGATGATTGAAATCAACTGAAGTAGCCATTCCCGCGTATCTCCCGTCTTGCCACACTTGACGACATCCAAGTAACAAATTGAGCCAATCGTGCTTGATAGACCAATGACGTAGATCAGCAGCAGAAGCAAGACGGGTTCTTTGCGGAATCTCCTGAACATCACGCCGAAGGAGGAACGACAGGGGCCGGGGTCGTCTGGGCCGAGACCTGATTCACGACCGTCGTGACGAGCGTCGTGACGGCCTTGGCCGCGATGTCCTTGCCGAGCGCCTTGAACTCAATCTCAGCCGCCGTGATACCGGCGACAATCGCCGCGCTGGTGCCGCCGGTCGCAAGGGCCGACAGAACCTGCAAGCCGATGACCTTGACCGCGTTCTCAAGATCCGCAGTCGCGATCTGGCTCAGTTCGGACACGCAAGCCTTGTAGTCTGCCTCGATGGCGGCGGCGACAGGGCTACCCTCAAACCACTTCTTGACCGCAAGAAGATCGCTCTCAATCGTATTGAAAAAAGACATTTGATTACTCCGTAATGATGCAGTTGAAGCCTACTTTGAACTCAGCCCTCTCAAGACTTGCTACCGTCCACGGGCTGTTCGGCTCCGGGACCACTCCCGCTGTTGGCCGACATTCCAACCCTTGCTGACGTAATAGTGTGCATGACTGCGTTGCCAGCAGTGACGAAAGCAACAATGCCCGCAGCCAGATTCTGTGTGGTTTCACTGTCGAGACTCACGTTGAACCCGAAAGCCTTGGCAAGCACGAGAGCGGTGCCGAGAAGGGCCAGAATTGCGTTGGTCGCAATCGTGCGGTTCTTCCAAGTCGCAGCGTTCGCAACTTCCTTGCCTTCCTTGAACAACTCAAAGAACTTCGGCGCGTTCTTGATATAGTCAAATAGCGACATGATTTAGTCCTTTTTGATACGTTGCTCAAGAGCCGTGACTCGATTTTCCATACGCAGCGCGTAGGAGTTGAAGTCGTTCGACAGCGTGTCCACACGCGAAATCAGGCTCGATCCGACCCATCCGATCACCGCGATCAGGAGCGCCAGAAGGATGCCCGTCACATGAGGGATCTCGCTCCGGTTCACCATCTTGTGTGCTCTCTCAAAATCCATGCCCATGACACTGTCCTCAAGTGATTTACAGACACCGTCAGGGTGTCGTGGAAGTTAGAAAGAGGTGATAAACACCACGGATCCAAAAGCGACGTTTCCGCTCCCGCATGAATCCGTTTTTATTCCCTTAAGCATGAATCACCTGAATGAATGCGCTTGGTTACTGCTGTTGGATAATGCTCCAAGTCACGCAAGAAGTTCCGTCTTGAAGCTACCGCACTGGCCTTGGATGATGCTCACAAATTACTCCCGTCAGCTTAGAACGTCGTGATAAATAGCACGAATCCGGGCGCACCCGCGCCACCCTTGCCAGAAGTCTCAACCGTTCTCCAAATCGCTGCGCCGCCACCGCCGCCGCCCGCGCCGTAGTTTTGTCCTATCACACCACCATTGGCGTCGCCGCCCTTTGCACCGCTATACGTCACGCCCACAGTCGACCCGCCGCCACCGCCGCCAGAGCCGCCCATGTAATTGAACGTGTATCCCGTACTTCCGGGTCCGGGGGGCGTGCCACTCGCACCTGCCGAGC